ATCGTCACTACCTTGTGCGTCGTGGCATCAAACCAAATGTCTTTGATATTGAAGTGAATGGCAAACCACTTCATAAGGAAGCGGATGATCGTGCCAATCAAAGAATTCTAGAAGAAAATATTCTTAAGGTAAACTACAAGTCATTTACTCAGATTGTTATCTTGGGTAGCAGTACTTTTGTGCCTTTTATGCAGTTGACAACTTCTAATCGTCGTGAGGTGATTGAAGATCTTCTGGATATTCGTATTTTCTCTGCAATGAATGGAATTATCAAAGATAAGATTCGCACCCAGAAAGATCAAATAAAGTCTTTGGAACTCAAGAAGCAAACTCTTAAGGAAAAGGAGCAAATGCAGAGAGAGTTCATTGAAGAACTTGAGAACCGTGGAAATGCCAATATAAATGCCAATAAAGAAAAGATTGCCAATTTGGATAAAGAAGTTGGTGAATATATTGATGCCAATGATATCCTTGATGGATACATTCAGCAGTATACAAAAGAGCAAGAGAATGTTATTGGTGCTGGAGACAAGTTAGTAAAGCTTAACAATCTAAAAGGTAAAATCTCCCAAAAGGTAAGCACAATTACTAAAGAGCATAAGTTTTTTACCGAAAATACGGTATGCCCTACTTGTACTCAGACCATAGAAGAAGAGTTCCGGTTAAATAGAATTACAGACGCTCAAAATAAAGCAAAGGAACTAAAGGAAGGTTACGAGGAACTCGAAAACACTATCAAGTTCGAACAGGAGAGAGAGCGTCAATTCAACGACCTTTCCAAGGAGATTACAAAACTAACGCATGGCATTTCTCAAAACAATACTCGGATTAGCCTCAACCAGAGACAAATCAGAGATCTTGAGCATGAAATTCAAACTATTACCGAAAACCTTGCAAACAGAAATTCTGAACATGAGAAACTAGAAGAGTTTCGAGAAAATCTCCAAAAAACATTTGAATACTTAGCAGAAAAAAAAGAAGAAATCGTTTATTACGATTTTGCCTATTCCCTACTCAGGGACGATGGCGTTAAGACGAAGATCATTAAGAAGTATCTTCCGTTCATAAATCAGCAGGTTAATCGTTACCTACAGATGATGGACTTTTATATTAATTTCAATTTGGATGAAGAATTTAACGAAACGGTAAAATCACCCATCCACGAAGACTTTTCTTATAGTTCCTTCAGTGAGGGTGAGAAAATGAGAATTGACCTTGCCCTACTCTTCACCTGGCGTGAGGTAGCGCGTGTCAAAAACTCCGTTAACACTAACCTGCTGATTATGGATGAGGTTTTTGATAGTTCTCTAGATGGTTTCGGAACTGATGAGTTTCTTAAGATTATCCGTTATGTCATTAAGGATGCTAATATCTTTGTGATTTCCCATAAGGCAGAGCTTCATGACAAATTTGAAAGTGTCATAAGGTTCGAAAAAATCAAAGGTTTTTCACGTATGGTGTCCTCACAGGCACAAGAAGAATGAACACTCCAAACTGGCAACACCATTCCAAGAAAGAACAGAAACGAAAACTTAAACCACAAGCAATGAGAGCTCGGCGCGAAGCACTGCGCCAGTTCAAAAAGCGGCACATGACCTCGCCCAAAAGGCGGGGTTCTTTTGTATGATACGTTCATACGCATCAAACCAATGGCAGTCAATCACGAAATCAAGTCCCAACTCGCCAAACTTCTTGCCACCGAAGACCTTGTGGTTGAGCACAAGAAGGTAGAGACTGCCTGCTTTAATGTCCACACCCGTGTGCTGACTCTGCCTATGTGGGAGCGAGCAAGCAGCACCGTGTATGACCTTCTGGTTGGTCACGAGGTTGGACATGCTCTCTATACTCCCGATGAGAACTGGTTGAAGGAGCACAAGATCCCCCCACAGTTTGTGAATGTGGTTGAGGATGCCCGTATTGAGAAACTGATGAAGCGTCGTTATGCTGGTTTGTCAAAGACCTTCTATAACGGTTACAAGGAGTTGTCCGATGAAGACTTCTTCCAACTGGGTGATGAAGATATTACTACCTATAATCTTGCTGATAAGGTCAATCTGTATTACAAGATTGGAAACTTTGTAGAAATTCCTTTTGATGATTTTGATGAGATGCCCATCGTTCGTATGATCGGTGAGTGTGAGACTTTCTCTGATGTTCTGATTGCCGCAGAATTCCTCTACAAGTTCTGTAAGAAAAAACAGCAAGAAGAAACTAAGACCCCCATGGATGATCTGGAGTCTCAGACTTCTGGTTCTAATCAAGGTGCTTCTGATTTCTCTGATCAACCTGAGGGTGAGAATGAAGGTGACCAGGAGCAACCTGGTGAAACTGAGTCTTATGGTGGAACTTCTGAGCAGCAGCAACAGCAACCTACTTCTATGGGTGGTGACACCAATGAAGAACCTGAGGTTAAGACCATGGAGTCTCTGGAAGATGCTCTAAAGGATCTTGCCAATATGGATGGTTATGAGAATGTTTATCTTGAGTTGCCTAAAATTAATCTAAAAAAAGTTATTGTTACCAATACTGAGATCCACTCCAAGTGTAGTGAATATTGGGGCTCTTGGATGGAGGATAAAGAATTTACTGAACAGGAAATCTTTGGCGAAGTCGATCGTCTCTTTGTCGAATTTAAGCGTTCTGCTCAAAAAGAAGTCAACTATCTGGTGAAAGAGTTTGAGTGCCGCAAGGCAGCAGACTCCTATGCCCGTGCCACTACTGCTCGCACTGGTGTTCTGGACTGCTCTAAACTTCATACCTACAAATACAACGAAGACCTGTTCAAGAAAGTTACCACTCTTGCTGATGGTAAGAACCATGGTTTGGTGTTTGTTCTGGACTGGTCTGGTTCTATGGGTGATGTGATGCTCGATACCATTAAGCAACTCTTTAACCTTGTGTGGTTCTGTAAGAAGGTTTCTATTCCCTTTGAGGTTTATGCCTTCACTAACGAATATCCTCTGGTTTCTTATGATGAAGATGGTAGGGCAACTATTCGTGAACTTTCCTACGATAAGCGTGATGGTCTTGTTCAGGTTGGTGAATGGTTCTCACTGATGAATTTGCTTACCAGCAAAGTCAATAGCAAAACTCTGGAAAATCAGATGAAGAACATCTTCCGTATTGCCAAGTCATTTAAGTACGATTACCGCGCATTCTCTTGCCGTTATAGTGTTCCTCCTGGTATGGGATTGTCTGGAACTCCTCTGAATGAGACAATGATTGCTCTTCACCAAATTCTCCCCAAGTTCCAGAAAGAAAATAAACTCCAGAAGGTTCAGTGTGTTGTTCTCACTGATGGTGAAGGGGCTATGCCTAAGTATCATCGTGAAGTTCAACGCCGCTGGGAGGAAGAACCTTTCATGGGTACTGCTCACATCGGTCCTAATGCTTTCTTGCGCGATCGTAAGACTGGAAACACTTATTCCTGCGATGTTGACTGGTGTGGTTTTACCGATGTTCTTCTCCGTAATCTGAGAGATAATTTTAAAGATATTAACTTCATTGGCATTCGCGTCATTGAGTCTGGAACTGGTAATGCTTTCATTCGCCGTTATTGTGGATATTATGGTGCCGAATATGAAAAGACCGTGATCAAGTGGCGTAAGGATAAGGCAATTTCTATCAAGAAATCTGGTTATCATACTTACTTTGGTTTTGCGGCAAATGCCCTTGCCCAGGACTCCGAATTCAGTGTTTCTGAAGATGCTACTAAGTCACAAATCAAGAGTGCTTTTGCTAAGAGTCTTAAGTCCAAAAAAATGAACAAGAAAATTCTTGGAGAGTTTGTAGAACTTATCGCCTGATAAATACTTGAAAGAGTTCTATCAGGTCTAATGAGCAGATTTACCGACTTATTCCAAGAGCCAGCACCAGCTCCTGAACCAACTCCAGAACCAGCGAAAGTTGAAGAAGTTGTTTCGAAGAAGGTAGTTCCAATTACCAAGGCTTCGAAGAAAAAAGGTTTCACGATGGAGTGATAGGTAATGAAAACATTTCAAGAGTTTATGTCCATTCTTCTTGATGAAGAACGGGTTCCAGTGAGAAAGCGTGGTGGAATAAGTGCCCCAGAAGGAGAACGCAGCATTGGTGGACAAGCCAATAGAGACAATAAAGATTACTGGGCAAGTGTTATAGGTAAAAATAGAGATAGAGGTCAGGGGAGCGCAGCAAAAAGAAGAGCAGATGCCTTAAGAAAGGAAGAGCTTGAAATTGAAGAAGGTATGACAATGAAGGACTTCAAAAAACAAAGAAGTCGTCAGAAGCAAAAAGATAAGCGTGCTGCTGAGAAAACTTCTCCTCTTCGCAGAGCAGGTATTCACGCTGATAAAGCATCTCCAGAGAGAGCAGCAAGACATCGTGCTAATGTAGATCCTGACTTTGAGGGTAATGATGAGAGAAACTATCCTGGTGGTAAGTTGAGACCAAATAAAGTTCGTAAGGCAAAGGCACTAGGAGAACTTGATTGATCCACTTTCCAAACCGTCCACTGGGGGTCCTTGCGACCCCCTTTTCCGTATATAATAACTTCAGTTAAAACAAACCGCTTAATGACCATCTCTGCTGACTACATCATCACTTCTCTTCAGGCAGTTTACGGCGAGTCCGTTACTGCTGCTGATATTCGTGGATGGTGTGCTATGAATGGTTCTAACTACCAGACCGTTACTAAAAAACTGGACCAATATAAAACTGGTCGTGGTAAGTGGAATCTGACTATCCAAGAAGCACGAGAGCAATTCGAACAAGTTGTAAAAGCACCTGCCGCTCTTCCCGCTATCGAACAAAATCTTATTCCCGAAAAAGATGATACCTTCGTCAAGTTTGGTAACTTTGCTGATGTTAAAAAAATTATTCAGTCCCGTCTCTTCTATCCGACGTTCATTACGGGTTTGTCGGGTAATGGGAAAACGTTTTCTGTTGAGCAGGCATGTGCCCAGTTGGGACGTGAACTCATCCGTGTAAACATTACTATCGAAACTGATGAAGATGACTTGATTGGTGGTTTCCGTCTGGTTGATGGAAATACTGCTTGGCACAACGGTCCTGTGATTGAGGCACTTGAGCGTGGTGCTATTCTTCTCCTTGATGAGATTGACCTTGCTTCTAACAAGATTCTCTGCCTTCAGTCCATTCTGGAAGGTAAGGGTGTCTTTCTCAAGAAGATTGGTCGCTGGGTGAAACCTGCTGCTGGATTTAATGTTGTTGCTACCGCTAATACTAAGGGTAAAGGTTCTGATGATGGACGCTTCATTGGCACCAACGTTCTGAATGAGGCATTCCTTGAGCGTTTCCCTGTGACCTTTGAGCAGTCTTATCCTTCTCCTGCTATTGAGCAGAAGATCCTGGAAGGCATCGCTCTGGATCTTGGCGTGGAAGATCGTGACTTCTGTAAGCGCCTGGTGGACTGGGCAGATATCATCCGTAAGACCTTCTATGACGGTGGTATTGAGGAAATCATCAGCACCCGCCGCCTGGTTCATATCATCCGTGCCTACAGCATCTTCGGTAACAAAGCAAAGGCAATCGATGTTTGTACTGCCCGATTTGATGATGAAACCAAGCAATCCTTCATCGAACTCTATGATAAAGTGGATGCTGATTTCCAGATGCCAACTCAGGAAGTTGCGCCTGAGGCACCTTTCTGATATAATTGGGGAAGGTAAAAATCCACCTTCCCTTTATTATGGACGAGTATCCTTATTCTGAATATCAATTCACTATGGCAATGAATAGTGAAGACAAAATCGTAATTGAAAAAACACCTGTTATGAGCGAAACTACAAATCATCTCTGGAAATATAACGAAGATAAAATCCTGAAGGACATTCAGGACTATGTGACCAGCACTTATAAGAGCCACTACTGCGGTCATAATAC